AATCACCGTATGATTAAAGAGATACACAAACTCGGGTTCGACCAAGAGGCTGCAATGTATACATATAGAGTTAGGCTTCATCGTGATGTTTCTCTGAATAAAATGAGAGTAATTTTTCCATTTAATAAATGTGAACCTGTCCCATGTAATAAAAGTCCTAGGGTAATTGTAAAAAGAAACCCTGATGGCAAATATGAGGAAGTCATGTTCTAATGTAACAGGTAAGTTCTCCAACTTCCCCTAAATTGTTAAATTATTAATAAAGCGTAGCGTTTCAAGTTTATCGAACTCCATAACTATTTCGTGATGATGACAATGTTTTAGATTCACTTGATCGCAGGTCAATTGACCGGGAAAGGTATAAACAGCCGAAGTCTGTTGTATGTCACACATAAATATGTATCAATAAAACACATAACACACGATGAATGCAGCCCCGAGATGGTTAAAACGCCTTAGCGTAGGTCGGGTCTTAAATGGACCCCAATATCATCCGCTCCCGCTCATGTTTACACTATAGAGAAAGTAGCCGGCGCTGCTGGGCCGATAGGCCCATGCGGCTGTAGCTGGCCCATTTGCCGTGCTAGCCCATTACTTTGGTCACCTCGGAATAAAATAATATTAGGTACATAAATCCCCAATACTACTCCGTGAGACTTTGTTCCCCCCCCCCCTCCGTATTATAAATAAATACCGTTGAATTCGTCAATGGCACGAACTTTAGTCGAAGCGGGTATAGTATTACCCCGCTTCGTGCCCCCTTCGTGCCCCCCTTCCTCCGTGACCCCTTCTCCAGTCTGCCCTATAAATTCCCCATTTTCTGAAACAATATTCAGTATCTGTCGTAACCCACTGGAAGACGTGACAGAAGAATATTATGCCTTCCAAATCCCCAAATTCCCGTAGATATTGTTTTACAGATTTTAAGGATGAACTACCATTTACCACTTTGCCTGAGTTTGCTTCATATTTGGTTTTTCAACAAGAGCTATGCCCAACCACCGCCAAAAGACATTACCAGGGCTATATTGTGCTTAAGTCTCCTCGGCGTATATCGTATCTCAAGTCTCATGGATTTAACAATTCCGTTCATTTTGAGATATCAAAAGGAGATTCTGAGTCGAACCGAGCATACTGCACAAAAGAAGATTCTCGAGTTGCTGGCCCTTGGGAATTCGGAACTCTCGCTGAGCAGGGGAGTTCAAAGAGGAAAACTATGGAACTGTTCGAGACGGAGCCAGAAGAACTTAAACTTGCCGACCCTAAGAAGTATCGTAGATGCTTGGCGATTGTCACTAATCAGCGATTCTGTGATGTTATCTTGCCTGTATTCGATAGACCATGGCAGGTACAATTGCGTTCGTTTATTGACAACCCCCCAGATGATAGAACTATCTTATGGTGCTATGGCTCTTCCGGTAATGAAGGAAAGTCTACGTTTGCCAAGAAACTCATTCAAGAAGGATGGTTCTACACTAGAGGAGGAAAAGCCGATGATGTTAAGTACGGATACATCGACCATGGAGGTTCAGTCGTCTTCGACATCCCTAGAGATAAAGAAGATTATGTCAACTATGCCCTTATTGAAGAAATCAAGGATAGGATAGTCACATCGAATAAATATGAGCCACTGAGTATTCATTTTTCAGACCGTGTTCATGTAGTCGTTATGGCAAACTTCTATCCTGCTACCCAAGCCGAGTATGATGATAAAGGTAGAGAAACCAAAAAATGTCTTATTAGCCCAGATAGAGTCACTGTCATAGAATGTTTCGTCCCTATTAACATATTGTCCCCTGTAATTCCAGAGCTGGAGACGCCTATAGTCCCTGGTTCCATGTAGGTATCGAATTCCCTACACCCTTGTTGCCCAAGATTAATGTATAAATATTGTATACTTATTGTAAATATTTACAATATGGATGTGTTGTACGAGTTGAAGAGGTATATTGGTCCCGCTACTACGTTCACCCATTGGATTGTCTCTTTCGATGCTGATATAGATGCTGTCTCTATATACCATAATCACCGTATGATTAAAGAGATACACAAACTCGGGTTCGACCAAGAGGCTGCAATGTATACATATAGAGTTAGGCTTCATCGTGATGTTTCTCTGAATAAAATGAGAGTAATTTTTCCAT